TTCCTCAAAAGACCAGAAACCTCTCTTTTAGTTGCTACGTTGAGATTAGTTCCAGTTTTTGTTTTAATTGCAACATATACTTTACCATATACAGGAGGATTTAATGAATCTCCCCCATATGCCACAACTGATGCAGCATTGTTGTATAGTTTTTTAGTTAAGATAGCATAATCTTGTGCTGTAACTGCTCGGTTTTGAGCAGAAAAGAATCTAGGTGCGCTATATTTGATTGATTCAATAGTTTCTGCACCTTTACCTTGCTGAGAATTCTCAATAACAGTAATTTTAACGGAAGCAGGAGAGTATGTTCTGTTATTATTATCAATAACTTTACCAATAAATGAGAATGTCCTAATTTCATTAGCAGTCGGACCATTCGTCACCATATATTCAAGATCAATAACCTCACCATCGTTCAAAGATCTACCAATAACACCATCACCAAATCTAAGTTGGTATCTCATATCTTCCGTTTCAAATAGGAAGTAGATACGAGTAGATGCATCGAGAGCAGTAATGTTATCAACTACATTATATAAATCGGATGAAGTCGAAGATTCGTTTGCTCTCACTCTCACTGATAGAGTAGTAGTGTCTACATTTTGAGCAGGAACGATATAATTTTGATTTGCAAATGTATTTACAACATAAGAGTAGTTAATTACATTTCCTTCACGTATAATCAACTTATCAAAGGTTGCTATACCAGTTTGGGAATCAACAGTTGCAGTGACATTGTTTAGTACGTTCCAAACATAATTGCCACCAGTTGCTATAGAACCCTTTTTGAGAACAACTGTACTTGGGTATGATCCATTTACAAGAGAAGTTTGAACTTCAATCTTAACACATGCCTTAGCAGTTGCAATAGATGTTGGAGTGTAGTTTAATAGTTTCGCAACTGCGACAACATTGTCTCTGACAGTTGAAGAATTTAGAAATACTTCATTCAGTGCCATGTTAGCATTGAACGACGTATAGTACGTATTAAACGCCAGCATATCAACTAGATACGACAGGGTTGAACCATCAAAGTCGTAGTCTGTAAATTCTGATCGGGTTCTTAGATATGCTTTGATTGATGCCTTGATGTCATCAAAATCTAAAGCAGTTAGATTATTTGGTTGCATTATTCAGGTCTCTGTAAAACAAACGTGATTGTTTCGACAATTGGTAACCCTACTATTCGATACTCAACGAAAATATTTAATTTGTTACCCTCATAGATTGGTGTAACAATAACTTTGGAGAGTTGTACTCTGGGTTCATACTGATTAATTGTATTTATGATCTCATCCTTGACTGCATCTGCAGTAAAAGGATCCAGGGGTTCAAATAGTAAACTATTTACCCTAGATCCTTTGTTTGGTTGAAATGGTTTTTCACCAGGAACGGTTAAAACTAAATTTTTAATTGCCTGTTTAATGGCGTTATCGTTACTTACGGATGATACATCATCAGTAAAAGGATTTTTCAACAAACCTACACTAATATCTTTAAATCCTTTAGATTTGGTAAATTGTTGTCCTGTTATCTCCTTTAACGCCATTTAAATACAGATCAGTCCGTATTATTTATCGCCCTTGACCCCGATAACGCTTCTTAGCATTATTACGACTGGTTGAAGCATATTTTGTATGCTGTCCTGTACCTTGTCGAGTCTTCTTAGGTTTTGACTCAATCATCAAATTACCATTTAAAGACTTTGAACGTGTTGCCATAATTAAACTCCTACAAATACATTTGGACTGCAACCACCAACCAAGGATAAACATGGAAATGGTCCAGCACCCGTCATTGTTCCGAAAGGGTCACAAAATCTACCGAGTGGTCTTTTATTTACAAAGACAGTTTTAGAAGTAGCGTGTAAGACTCTAGGATGACCAACTTTCAACTCTCTTGGACTAGTAGCACCTAAGGTGCAATGCCATGCTGGTGTTGGTAATGTTACAAAACATTTATCAGATACTGAAGTCGTTGTGAACATTACAACCGTTGGATGTGGAATCAGCGCATCCTTATCGAGTATTGGAAACAACTTGTTAATTATAACATTCGTTATTGGAGGTGTCAATGGGGTTTGGGGATGTGGTGCCCAAGTACATACAGGTTCATTGCTAATGACAGGCACCTTACTGATTGTTTCTGTTAGGGGTTGGTGTGGGCAATCGGGCAGCGTTCCTCCACCATGACCTGGATGAAATGTACACCCAAACCCCTTTCCATGCCCACTGCATGTGCCCATATACAATGCTGCTCCCAATATACTAGGCATTAGTTTGCATACCCCTCATCGTATGGATTACCATAAGCTTCTGTTGCCGCAGTTACTCTTGATGCTGATCCTGTTAGATTATTAAACATTGGAATAGTTCCTGTTGCAACCCAGTTTTGGCAACCAGGTCCTAAAAGTGGTGATAGTAAGTATGATCTAGTGATATTTTCAGAACTTCCATCAGGATTATTTGTTGTTTGATTCACAGGTGGTGAAACTACAGGAGATGGACATGTTGCAATGCCGCATCCAGTAGTTTCCATATTGCATTTTAGAGTCACATTGATGTCAGTTTTAGTTCTAGTATCAGGAACGTACTGTTTCATTAGATATTTAGTGTTTGTTGAGGCATATGGTAGGTTTGAAAGTGACCCAATACAAGTTTCGACTAAATTTTCGTCGTAATTTGCGATTTCTGGGACAACTTCTTGCGTTTGTCCGTACCATAAGTCCCTTCGAGACTGAATATCAGAGTCTCTTCCGTCATTCATGACCTTTTTGAAGTCAGTAGTCATATTTTCGATGTTATTCAGGTGATCATAGTCATATCTAACCGTATATTCAGCAACTAATGGGTCCATATCCTCTCTTTTGTTCAATCTTTGCTGCACTACCTCATTTCTTTCCCTCGTAAAGTCCTTTTTAACGTCAATTTTTGCGGGACTTGTCGTAAGAATCATTTCTTGTGGCGTAGAATTCGATGTGCGCTTCATTGAACTGCGGATTTGTGGGTCTACATCGGGAATAGTACGCAATAAGTAGTCGTCAAGTTCATCTGAAGACGCTTCAGAGTACCCAGCATTCCGTATTGTTTCCGTTTTTTCCTTAAATTGGTTGAAAACCCAGAGAAATGGCGGAGTTGTTGAACTATAACCGCTACCTTGATCAATAATATTAACACCAGTAAGCACACCATCCGTAAAAATACCTACAACTCTTGCTTGTGTACCACCAGATGAGAAGGGTACATTGATAGTAAGGATAGGATCATCCTTAAGTTTATCCCAACCAGACCCTCCATCATTAATTGTAACCCCAGTTACCTGACCATTTGTAACTATACCCGTTGCATCGGGTTGAATTGACTCTGAAAATGTATTAGGTGCTTCAGCATCTTGACTCACAGTCTGGAATTGTACAGATTTATTCCTAAATTCATACAATCCAATCAATTGTGCGCGGTCCTTAATACCAAACCCTGCTGAAACAGTTACAACATGACTACGATTTGAAGTATATTGACCATCTTTTGTGAAAACTGATCCCGATCCATCAAGATATACTACATGATACTTAAAGTTTTCAAGATCTGTATGGAATGTTCGTGTGATATTGTGTCCATTTAATGTATCACCAACACGAAGACGATCAAATCCAGTATCACCTTCAGTAACCTGTCGTGGTCCTACTGCAGTGATCTTAACATTCATAGTAAGTGTGACAACACTACTATCAAGAAGTGTTATATCATATGATAATTGATAAACCTCATTCACTGCATACCCTGTTCCTGCTCCAACTATCTCAAGTACATTCCATCTAGTGCCACTGAATACCTGTGTGTCCTCATCATAGATTGGTGTAATCTGTACTTTAATCCTAAAACCTGTTTTAGTTGGTAAGGAATCCATTGTAAAGATATTAAAATCAAAAAATCCAGAGTCATCAACATCAGTCCATGGATTTTGTGGTGAATCATATGCTATACCATATGCATTTGAAGGGTCATATACATCTTGATACGTAGTGCCATCATATGAAAATGAAAAATCAGTTACTCCATTAGGTATAGTTGTAGAAAATTGATTATATTCAAGTACTACTTTAGGACTATTAGTGTCAATAGCAAATAATGTTGGATGAGGACAATCTGCATCACCTGTATAATCTTGCTCATCAGAACTATAATCTAAGATCATCTCTGCTGGTACACATGGTACAGAACTACAGGGAATACATCTTGTCCCACTATCTTGTGTACTAGTTGATGTACCAGGTGTATCAGGTACAGGTGGCGTTGCAGTAGGGTTTCCTGGTGTACTTGCACCTGTACTAGTGGTTACGCTATTCTCTTGCTCCAAGTAGTAACATGGGATACCAACAGTGCCGCCCCGACTTGAGGCATCATACAAATATGAAAACCATGCATCACTTAAAAGATAATCAAATGATAATTGAAAAGGTACATAAGCATAATAATATGTGCCCTCACCTGCAAAAAATGAATATGCATTTGATCCAGCGCCTGGTGCTGATAGTTTTCCACAATGAGATGATGGTGGTGCATCATATGCTACACTACTAGTCCCTCTATTAGAGTCTGGTGGTTCTACAAATACACTATCATACATGACCGCATTATCTTCACGATCTGGTATATTATAATTTGTGCCCCTTATCTCGTATGGTGGATATTCGATGAATTCAACCGACGATCCACCTGTTGGCCTGTGGTTCGGTGAGCACGGCGGTGAAGCACCAAATTCATTATTTGGATCCTTGCATCCCATTCTCTAATACCTCTAGTCTCTTGTAGATTAAATCGTAATTCTCTTTTATATTTAAGTATTCTTCAGTCTCTCTTGGACGATACATTACCTTATCTGGTGTTGGTATATTCTGTACATACTTCTCAATGTGCTCAACTCTCTCCCCTAACTTAACTACAATCCCTACTAACATCTCATATGCTGTAGTTAATTCCCTAAACTCTTCCTCATTCATCAGTTGCAATTCTCCTTAATGTGAATGCTGTGTTGTCTTCTGACATATCATACTCTAATTCGGTCCCAATGTCCCATCCCAATTCCTCACATACTTCATGGGGAATATTAAGAATTAAATCACCAAAATCATCCTCTTCTAAAATTGTTGTGAATCTTTGAGACATAACTTACATACGATTAATTACCTGAGGGTTATCTGACAGATGTTCTGCTTTCCACTCAACCCATAGTGTATATAGATCTTCTACAACTTGAGATGCATACGCAGAGGCATAATAGTCTGCACACTCATACATCCTAGGGTCTAGAAACGACTCTAACCTTATCAATTGCTCAATTGCCCATACACGAGTCTCTTGGCGCTCTACGCGAGTCTTAGCATCCATTTTTTACCTCAGAAATTTTTTTAGATATGCCTTCAAGTATTATTGAATAATATCTCAAGGGTCTGGGAACCTTTGTAGGTTAGGGTAGTGGCTTGTTTTATATTTACGGGGCCCAATATAACTGCCTATATGACATTTAGCACTGCCTCTAAGTGTTACTCACAGGTCCTCCGATTACCTCTGCTATTATACACTAACCTCTGCTGATTTGTCAACTATCTCCCAGTACCATCCGATAGTCTTGATGTAATCAAACGTAGACATTCTCGGAGTATTTGGGTAACTATCTCCCCGAGAGTTTCTAACACCATCGACATACTTCTCAAGGTCATAGACACTTAAGAATGTTGCTCTAAGTGTCTCTGTGTTGTCGTAGATAATGTATTGCATAAGTCTTGAAGATACTAGAGGTGTTTCTGAACCCTTGCAGTGTTATTGTACCATCTATTTGATAGTTTGTCAAGTGCCCCTGTATGACACTCAGAGGGGCAATGATAAGCAATGGTGATGTGAGTATTCTCCGAGTGATTTAGAGGGGTTGACATCTGTTAGAGAACGTGCTAAGACTACAATTAGTGGAGACATTTAGAGAGGTATTAAACACACATAATAGTTTATTTAATGTTTTCCACAACTTCCGCAATATCTGTGGAAAACTTATCTTTAGGGAGATAATCATTGTTTACTACGTGTTGCCACTGATTAGGGTAGACACATAAACAAACTTGACGGATTGCAGATTTAGCATGTTCCGCTTCTGCACTAGGTTTCTCATACTCTCTAATACAAATGGTGATATAATCATCTGAGATGAAGTTAACATAACCATGGAAGTCTTGGTAGGTAACTATTTGTCCTTTAGTGAAATGCTTCATCTGTGGAAAACTCTATGGAATTGTTATGTATTAGTTAGAAGGATATTTTGAATTCATTCTTTACATCAGGGCGCATGAAGTCTGCTGAGGTTTGTAATGAATCAGCAATGAAAGTTCTTGCATTGTCGTTAGTGTATACTAGAGCAGCAATGAGACAGATAGCAATGAATTTCATAAAATGATGAGTAAAAGAATGATTGAATAAAAGCGGGCATAGATTGATGCCCACTCCTTCTTAGTTTTAATCATGCGAAGACATAACCATTAGAGAATTCTTCTGTAGTGAATACTTTCTTATCACCCAATTGTCCAGTGAACTTTCTTACAAACCACTTGTAATTCTTTTGGAATACACCTTCACCAGCGATGCAGAACTCATCACATAAGGCGTTCAATCGTGATTTGGTTGTATTAGACTGCCAACCACCATCATAGATTGTCATGCTATCTTCATCGACTGATGCAATTTGATTGCCGTGGAGATAGATGAAACTAACGCCATCAATCGTGATCACCTGAGTGTTACCTGATTTCCAATCTTGGTTTGCTTGGATAGCAGCGTTCATTTGAGTTTCGATCTTACGCATGATGAGAGAGAAGAGGTTTTAGCGGTTTCGTTTCCCGCTTGTCTGTATTGTAGCAGTTTTGAGGGGTGGGGCAACAGGGAAACCCGATATTGGGTACAGTTGTCCGATTGTCACATGGCATCGATCTGGCGTTGGATCTTTTCGTTCCGTTCGTTAATTGTATTCACCAAGGACGAATCTA